CCGGTTAGCTTGTCCCACTCAAACGTCAGGCTGGTGTAGGTCTCCCCGTTGTACTCGAACGGCTTCTTAAAAACGTGCGTGTAAGACGACCCGCTGCTTTCAGCCTGCTGTTTGGCAACATCAAACTCGTCTTGATCAACGTGAAAAACGTCCTTCTTGTCAGCGTTCATGATTATCTCCTTTCTTGATAAACCAAAAAAGCCCAAGGAGACTCTAGTCCCCCTGGGCCGTTAGTAGTGTTACTTTCCTAGCGAGGCCTTAACCTCTCTGAGGTAATCCTTCCCGTTAACCATGAAGATGAAGTTGAGCGGATCGATCTCCCGAACTTTCCGACCGTCAATAAAGGTTGCCCAATACCTGACGGCGTACTCGCCGGAAGCATCTTGTTGCGATGCTGGAGCTATAGAACCACCTGTTTCTTTCTTTGGCACAACAACGAATAGGTGCTTCACGGCCTGGACCCTTACCTGCCCGGCCACGGTGTCCTCCACCTGCTGGGCCACGCGCAGGTCGATCTGGTGCCGACGCGGTTCGCTCAGCCTAATGGCTTGCTCCGTGGTGGTCCTGAAGTTCAGGGTGAGGGTCATTTCCTCAAAATGACCAAGGATGACAGCCTCGATGTTGCCGGCAATCCCCGCTCCCGAAATGGTCTGCGTCAGTGTCGTAAGATCGGGCAACTGCGCCTCGGCCATGCCGACATACTCCATAGAATCCTCGTACACCGCAAAGTTGATGATACTTTGGTCGAACTTAGGCATGCCTTAACCCTCCTTCTCTAACCCTGGAGAGCAGACGTCAAGTATTCAACGTCATACTCCAGGAGGAAATCAATCTCTTGGGCGGGACTTGGCGGCGTGATGTAGATGTGAATCCTGATGATACCGGCCATGAGATCGGTCAACGGATTCTCGCTCTCCCGGAATTCAGCACGTGCGCCCAGCACGTACTCATTACCCACGAGGCCGTTCAGCCAGATGTTGCAGGTATCAATCACTGTGTCGATCAGACGCCTGTTCATCGGTTTATCCAGCTTGCCCCAGAATGTTTTGATCAAAGTCTTGCCGACCCAGCCGAACATCCTGGATATGGGAATCATGAAATCCTTCACGTCACTATTGGCCGGATAGCAAGCATTGTAGTTGCCCCAGGCCACCAATCCACCCATGAAGTTCAGTCCGGTTACAACACCAGCGGCGTTCAAAATATTGGCCTGGGCATGGGTCAGATCAACCTCTTCCCCGCTATCCAGCACCATCGAATCGGCTTGCAGCCGCTTGTTGGAAGGGCTCTCGTAGGGGCAGCCAGCGTTGCCAGTGTCCACCGAGGCCATCAAGCCTGCCAGTTGAGTGGACATGTGGAACACACGGTCACCCAGCTTCAGCATGGGCCAGCAAGCGATCTGATTTACGTCCGTGATGTTCTTGGCGTTCTTTACAGAGTTTACTTCGCTGTAATCTGTGGCCCCGTCCCCTTTCTTGGTGCTGAGGTCGATCAGCGCCTTGGCCTTGAACATGCCATTGATACCAGCGGCTTTCCCCGCCATGACCGCGGCCACGGTGGTATCGTGGGAATAGCCCGGCGCGCAAATCAGGTCAGGGACAACGCCCAAGCCACCCAAGCAGCGCTCGATAGCTTCCATGCCCAAAGCCACCGTGCCCGTAGTTACCAGGTCGGGCTTAACCTTATGGTAGGCGATGTTTAAACTTTTTGCGTCATACGCACCTCCGTCAGCCAATACTTCCACGTAGCACTTGTCACCGCTGTAGTAGACTGCATAGTCCACATCTTTCTCATAGGCAGACCCAGACCCACCGGCAGCTTTGACGACCAAAGTAGTGTCGTTAATCGCCTCCATCGGGAGCTCTACTTTACGGTCTACCACATCCATGTCAACGGCCGCAACGACTTCTTTCATGGCGGTGGCGGTGGGGTCAAGCAAGTTGACAAAGATTACGGGCTGGCTTCCGTACAGCTTGAAATGGGAGAACATGAACTCACACAGGTTATAGTCCTTCCAGTTCTCCGAGTATCCCAGCTTCGCCTCAGCTTCCTCAAAACTCGTGCACAGCACGGGGGCCCCGATCTTCGCCGGATTTGCAGCGCTTTGAATGGGCGCGGCGCCGATGACAAAGGGTATGCCGGACTCTGCTACAGCGGGAACACCCACGCTGGTGGCCTTCTCATATACATACACTCCATGTTGAGCCACTTGTCATTCCTCCTTCAATTGGACTTGCCGGACGCCAGATTCTTGTAGTACACATTAAGCACGTTTCCGGCAGTATTTACCTTGATACGATCCTCAGCGAATGTCTTATCGGGGGAAATGAGCTTTGCAATCAAAGGGTATCGCTCAATAGCATAGGCGAGGCGCCTCTCCACTTCCGGCTTCGTTCCCGGGAAGATGGTATTCGACTGAATCACACCCCTTATGCTAGGTCCGATATAAACACAAAACCTGCCAGGATCGTCAGCAGGTTTTTTCTCCGGCTCTTCAATGGTGGTTTCGGTGATGGCCTCCTTAGCTTTTACCTCCACTTCCTCCTTCGGAGCCGATTTCTTTCTGTTCTTTACAGCCATTGTCTTACCTCCCTCTCCACGGCAGGCAGCTTCCACGTACTGAGAAGCTCCCCCGCGTAATACGGAGCGGTATCATCGGGATAGATCAGCGTCTCTAATCCAGCTTCCAGGTCTAGCTCGAACTGCCCTGCTATGACAACGTCTTTGAGCAACCGGATCCGTAGCCGCTCCATCAGGTTTAGGAGCAGCAGAGCTCCCTCTTCCTCGTCCGGGTGATACACACAACAAATCGAGCGGATTGACACCGAAGATGATACATGCTGTCTGGGTTCCTGAATGTCTTGCCCGGTTATCAGTTGATGGATGATATAGGGAGCCTTTTTGGTAGCGGACGAACTGTCCGGCAAGCGCATTAGGTGAACATCGGCTGCCCTTTGGCCTCCCTCCGGATCTCCTTTTTGCTGGCGGGTAGGCATAATGAGATCGGCGACAGTCTCTTTGGTGTAATCCCTAAGCGCCTCCAACAATGCTATTCGGTTCACAGGCTACCCTCCCCAACCGTTCAATACTCTGGTTATCTCGTGCTCCAAGCGGCGATCAAATGTCTCCTGGATTGTTTCATCCATCTTCTGAATCACTACGGGGTTCTGCATCATGTGTGCGGTAGAAGGACCAAACTTCTGCTGGATGGGGAATCGCTCACGTCCCACCCGCTCAAATGCTCTGAGAGGGCCGTATACCCTGGCGGCAAACACTCTGTCCAACATGGTGGAAACACCTTCACGCTTCACTTGGGTCTCCAGCTTACCGCTCCGAGAGTACTTCGTTCTGAACATCAGAAGGGGGAGGACGGTGCCCGCGTAGCTTATGCTCAAGGACACAACGCCTCCCCCATCGGAGCTGATACGTGTCTTCTGGTGCACGTTGGACATGAAGTCGCCTTTTCTGATGGTGTATTCTTGAGCCGCGAACTGCCCAGATCTGGTTTTGGCAGTAGCCCCCGCCCTTTGCAGGGCCGAGTGGGTTGCTCTCCAGATGCCCCCCGGTATGCCGGCAAGTATCTTGTTAACCCGGTCGAGACTGTTGGCACCGACTTCTGATATCCTAACGGTCATTCGTCAATCGCCTCCAGTTCCAGGCGGATCATGCCTAGCTCATTCACCGAAGAAGCCACCCTGTAGTCTCTCAGATAGCCATCATCACTATCACTTATCGAGATCCTCATACCCTTCTCTGGCACTACTCCCCCCAAATCACTCGCGGCAAAGTGAACAACTGCCGTGACAAGATACAGCCCCTGAATCCTATCCCCACCAGTGGAAACCAATGCGGGCCTTTCGGATTCCTTTATCCCCGACATCACCATGGGAATTCCTTCGTAGGTTACTCCATCATAGACAACTGTGTGCAGTTCGGCAAACTCGTCCAGGTTCAGGAACACGCCTTTGATATCGGCTTGCACCATGTCCTTGAAGCCACTCATGGGACAACATCCTCATCATCGAACCCAGGCAGGTCATCGTCTTCATCACCAGGTTCATCATCCGCACCATAGAAGTACTCGTCCAACACATCCACTATGTCTTCTTTCGACATCCCAACCTTGAAGGGAATGCCGCAATCGTTGAGGATTTCTCGCAGCTCGTCCATTCGCATGTCGGTGCTATAATGAGGAATCTCTTCCGTTTCATCTTCATCGATGATATCGTCTTCTAAATCAGTTTCTAGGGCATCGAATTCTTCGGTCGAATTATCTACCACTTCGCCCACGTTCTCCTCACTATGCCCTGTTGCAACTCCTTGGAAGGGGACTTCCTCAACAGCGTCTACATACTCGGCAACTCCAAGTGCGACAAGGCGAGCAGCTTTGTCATCCTCAACCTCGAACGGGGGATCACCGGCCCGTTTGCGTTCGACATATTTGCCGCCCGCAGGCCGGTGACCATACACGCCACTAACAATCCTTATCGTTCTCATGGTTACTCCTTTCCGCATGACTACCCTACTTCACCACGTTGGCCGCGTACATCCAAGCGGCCTTCTGTTTTGGAGCCGCCAGAGGACGAGACGCTAGACGCAACTTGCGGATGTCTTTATCACGGTCAACGATGAACTTGGGTACGCGCTTCATGGCGAAGGTGTGATACTCATTGTCAGGCTCGATCTGGGTGATCTGTGCATACATCATGTGACCGCAATTTGGAGCCGTGACCATGGCGCTCTTGGCGGGGAAGTAGTACTGGGTATCCCCGTTGTCGTCCACGTAAGTCTCACGTACAACGAAGATGTCCAGTTCAAAACCGCCGAAGTTCAGCCGTCCTAGCCAAGATACCCCAGGAGATCTGATTTCTGGAGCAAGACGCCCGAACTCCATGCGCCTATTGTCAAGTAGCTTGGCCACCTTTTCGTTGGACATAATGAACTGACCCACGGCCGTGCCTACAACCAAATCGGTCACAGGGAGTCCTCTCTCGGCGAGATCTGCGCACATAGCTTCAACATCACCGAAAAAGTCACCGCCAGTATCATCCCATTCATCTGCCACGGTGTAGAGCGCGGGATTGTTTCCTCCCGTGTCATAGTAGTAGATGTCGAAGGGTACACCAGCAGTGGCGTTGTCGATGTAGGCTACGG